CGCCATGCCCATGCTGACCGGCGGCATGCGCCAGTATTGAGCGGCCATCACCTGGCGCTGCTGCGTTGCGCGCAGGCCGATGTTCAGGAAAGTGGCGGCAAAGACGGCGAGGTAGATCATGCAGCCCTCACGCTGACCCACTCCGTCTTCGGCGCCGGCTTCTGCTGCTCGCAGTAGACCGGCATGCGGAACGTGATTCCGTTGGTGGGGTGGTTGATCCACAGCGCCTGCGACGGCGGCTCGAAGGCGAAGTTGCCCTGGTACGCGTACTCGTCCAGGCCCTTGAGCGAGCTGTTCACGATCAGGCGCTGGAGCTGGATGTACTGGTGCCAGTGCCCGCACAGGAGGGTGTCGTAGTCCTGCCCGATGGCCTGGTTGCGCGCGGTCTTCTTCTGGTTGCCACGCAGCAGCGGGCCGACCGGGCCGATGATCGAGTCACCAGCCTTGAACTGGTCGCCGTGGGTGAGTAGGAAACGGTGGTTGTAGACGCGGTAGTAGGCATCGGAACCGTCGGGAATGAAGAACGTCACCCGCGGATCGCTGAGGAAGTGCTTGGCGAGGAACTGGTACAACAGCCAGTCGAAGGACGTGTGGTTTCGGTCCTTCGCCCAGGTCTTCTTGGTATCGCGGCCGTGGTTGCCGGATACGCACGGCAGGAACACGCTTCCGAAGGTGTCGGCCAGCAGCTTGATTGCCGACACCATGTGCTCGAACAGGTCGAGCAGAGTCGGCATGGTGTTGATCTCGTTGGTAGCCTGCAGTTCATCAAGTATGTTGCCCGAAATCATGTCGCCGCCGAGCGGGACCACGATGCCCGGATAGCGCATGTCGCTGTCGATGATGCGCAGCAGGGAGATGGCGGTTTCGACGGTGTGCCGCAGCCGGGTCCGGGCAATGGACAGGTTGTAGCGGTTCACCCCGTTGATCTGCGCTGGATGTACCACTTCCCCCCAGTGCAGGTCGGAGAGGAACAGCGTCGGCACGCCGGGAGATGATGGTTTTGCGGCCTCCGTGGTCGCCCACGCCGGAACATCCAGCTCGTCGAGCTTGGCGCCGAGTGTGCCGATGGCGTCCTTGATCGCGGCTGCATCCGCGCTCTGTTCGTTCGCTTTCCGCAGCTCGGCTTCGAGCCGGGCGATAATCGTGTGCGGATCGTGCGCCTGGCGGAACTCGGCAACGCTGCGGCCGATGGTTTTCTTGTTCATAGCGGCACCATCTCGCGCAGCTCTTGCGCGGTGGCGGCGGTACCGGCCCAGGCCCTTTTGCCGCTTCTGTCGACGACGACAATGTGCGCCTCGAACTGGTCGCGGACTGCGGACAGGTCAAGCATGCTGACGCCGGCAAGCCGCGCAAATATTGACTCGTACTCCCATTTTGAGCCCATCTTCTTCAGGGCGTCTTTGACCTTCCTCGGGATGATGGTCGCCTTGTCGTATGTGTTGCGGAACTCTGCGATCGTTCGGCCGACAGCTTTTGGTTCCGGCGCTGGCTTCGATCCTCCGCGCCGCAGCGTGCTTTTCAGCGTGGACTCCGGAATGCCTATGGCCCTTGCTGCCGCGGCCTTGCTGCCGTGTTTCTCGATCGCCTTGAGGATTTCTTCGCGACTTGCCATACATCACTCTCCGTCGTAGAACAAAACGGCTCGCAGTTCGTCGTCGATCTGCCGAGCAGCAGACGCAACCTGAGCCTCGTAGCCGTCCGCCTCGTAGCAGACGAACGCCTCTCCATCAGCCGATGCGTAGGCAACAGCTGCGGCTTGAATCTCTGCCGCCTCGGCCTGCACGAGCAGATCGCGCAGCATGGCGATCAGTTCTGCGTTGGCATCAGGGCTGGGCTCGCGCGTGCGGATCAGCTCTATGGCCATTCAGAGCGCTCCTATGGCGAGGCCGAGGAGGAATGCCGCGAGCAATCCGGCCCCTGCGATCGCGGCCCAGAACAGGGCAGCGCCGCGGACCGGATCCAGTGGCATCAGAAGGTCCAGCCGATCCGGACGCGGGCCGCCATGCCGGTTTGGTAGCCGGTGCGGTCCTGGTGCAAGTCGGCCCCAAAGCGCAGACGGCCGTAGTCGCGTTCAACCCAGGCGCCGGGGGATTCGCGGAAGGGGTCGTAGCTGATGCCTGCGGCCCATTTGCGTTGCGTGGTCACGTTCGCGCCCACAATCGGCACGTCGAGGCCGCCGTGGATTCGGCCGTCCGGCGAGCTGGCGATCACGCGCCGGCCGCCTTGGGTGTCGCGGATCAGCGAGAGGTCGATGCGCACGTCTGGACAAGGCTCCGGCGCCGGCACTACTTCGTCGTTTTTGGCTTCCGCTGGCTTTCTTACCTTGACGGGGCGCACAACGACGCTGACGTGCCGTTCTTCCACCGCGCCCTTCGGAATCTCATGCGGCGGCGGGCTCGGGGATGGGTCCGGTCTTCGCTCGAGGATCAGGCTGCCGTCGTCCTGGCGCTCCTCGGGGGCGGGGGTTACGACTTCCGGAGCCTCGAGGCTGTCGCGGATCATGTACCCGCCGAACAGCCCGAGCGCGAGGTTCACCAGTGCGCAGCCGGCGCAGACCAGCACTTTGAGGTCCGTCATGCCACTGCCCTGCACACGCCGACGATGTCTCGAATCTGCCCGCGTGCCTCAAGCGCATCGCGCGTGCCCTCGTAGGCGAGTGCGCATTCCTTCGGCGAGTCCACTTCGAGCTCGACCGTGATCTTGCCGCCAGCTGCGAAGATGACGGCGACGAGGAGGAGGTCCATGGCTACTGCGCCGCAAGGCACTTCTCGTGCCGCTCAAGCTGCCGCGCCCAGACGCCCCAGCATCGCTTGTTGGGCCGGCCGTCGATCAGTGTCGAGCAGTCATAGCCTCCGGCGTACTTGTAGAGCAGCAGAGCGTCGCAGGCCGCGCGGTAGTCGCCAGCAAGCAAGTGCCGGCGCATGCTCGACTTGCGCCACCGGCCGATGCCGTATTGGTAAAGCCAGCTTACAAAAATGTCGTATTCGACCTGATGCAGCTTCACACCCGGCAGAGAGTCGCGGAATGCTTGTTCCTCTCGGCTGATATGCGCTTGCGCCTTGATGAGCGCGCGGACGGGTGTCGTGGTGTCGCTTGGTCGAACGGGTGTGCCGTCTTCGTGCTTGGTGGAGCCGAAGCCGACGGTTGGCGGGTCGCCCTCAACCGGAATCACCGCGCGATCGGTATAGCCCTCGCGTGCCAAGATGCCGACGAGGCCCGCGGCGCTAAGACTCAGGAGCGCGGCGAGGGTGCGGCCATTCATTCCTCGCGCCCCGAGCGGATCGCCTCAAGCCGCGCTTGGTGCAGCTCGTCGTCGCGGCGCTTTTGCTCTGCTCGTGCGGAGTTCTCCGCATCGTGAGCGGCACGTTCTCGACGATTCCGGTTTACCCCGAAGTACGCCTGCAGCCCGACACCGACAATGACGCCCACCATGCCGACGATGGCGGCAATGTCGTTGATGGTCAGCCAGCCGAACAACGTCGACCCTGCGCCGCCGTAGGTGGTTGCGCTGCCGACCTTGACCATCGTTGCGTCGAACGTTTCGGCCTTCATGTAAATCTCCGGGGAATGAAAAAGCCCCGCAGTGCGGGGCTCGTGGTGAAGCAGCGTGGCGGTCAGCAGACCGAGTCAGATACCGGCCATCTCAACGTGCCGGCGAGGTATCCCGTGATGTCAGCTCCGACCGTCTCGCACGCCGCGCGCGCGAGGTTGTCGACTGCGTCCTGATCGTTGGTGCGGTCCGGCTGTCGGTCCAGCGTGTGCCAGTAGGCGCGGGCGAATTCGACCGGGTCGCCGTAGTGTCTCCGTGCCAGATCGAAGAGCATCGCCGCGAACAGGTCGGATGCGCCGAGGCCATGGTCGTTCGGCACCGCTCGGTTGACTGCGATCGTGTTCGACCAGTCGTACTCACCGGCCAAGTAGGTCTGCAGCAGTTCATCGGTTGCAGTCCGAAACTCGGTTTCGCTCATGTCGCCCCACGGCGCCATTTCCAACCCGGCTCCATCGATCGAGATCAGCCGCATGAAGTTGGCGTACCCCGTCGTCACAACACCGCTGCGGATTCCCGCCTTCTCGTCGTAAAGCCAGAAGTTCCGCGCCAGCTCGTAGGCGATGATTTGGTCCACCTGCCCGCTGTCGCGCATGTGCTCGTACAGGCGGTGCCAATACTCACTACGCAGCTCGATCCCGTACCCGCCGATGTTTCCGCAGCCGGCGCCGCAGGTCGTCCCTACTTCCGCAATCGCATTCTTGCCGCGGTACGTCGACCAGCCCCATGGATCACGGGGGGCAGTGGAGTGGTAGTAGGCCGACAGACTGTCGATCGCCCCCAGAAGCCGGACCATCACCGCGTGGTCGTAGTCCGGGGACATCGTCAGCAGAACGACGTTTCGGCCCTCCCAGGCGTACAGCTCGCTCGCCGAGCCGTCGATGTGGGTGTAGCTTGCGGGTTCGACCCATGCCGGCTCCGGCGCCGGGTCAGTGCCGGCCCCCGACGAGCAGCCGACAAGCACTGACACGGCCAGGGCCGCGGTGATAGGCTGCATGCGGATCGCTCCTGCAGTGGTCCACCGGCCCCGCTTCCTGACGCCGCCAAGCTATCTAGGAAGTGGGGCCGCTCTACGATTTACGTAGCTACACTATAGGACAGTTTTCGTAGCCACACAAACAGCTATGGGTAGACCGAAGTCGCCGATTGAGACGCTGCGCACAGTCGCCCCGCCGCTACGGATTCGCCTGTCGGAATCCGAGCGGGAAGAGCTGGACAAAGCTGCGAGCCCGAGCCCTACGAGCACCTGGGCGCGGGAGGTGTTGCTGGCTGAGGCTAGGCGGAAAGCTGGCCCTCGGCCGAAGCGTTGAGGTCGCAGCCCTTCTCGCTGCACGGTCTTTGATCACGACGCGCCGCTGGCTTTGTGGCGCACCGTCAGACGGTTCAATAAACACCGGGAGCCGGTGCAGTCAGCTGATCGGCTGCGGCCTCGCCCTGTGCGCGCGCTAGATACTTCCGTACGTCGCCCACACGCCAGGCGGTTACGCGCTCCGCAACTTTGACCGGCTTGAGTTCGCCGCGGCGGCACATGCGCCAGATCGTTCCGCTGCTGACGGACAACATCGCCCTGAGAACGGGCAGGCGAATGAGCGAAGAATCAGACAGGTGGTCGAAGTGCTGCAGCACCCGGCCGTGGGCTGTAGGGGCCTCGCTGCTCGCGGTGGTAATGGACGACATCGTTTTCTCCTTTGTTGACCTACCAATGAGGCAAGCCTACCCTCGGAGCGGACGATTCACGGCACGCGCCAAGAACCCATTTTTTCGGGCGCTACTTACGTGCGTTATTCGCGAAGATCTCCGCTTTCCGGCACTACGCCGCCGGCCTCCTCGATCTGCCGGACGATGCTTTCGCGTTCTTCTTCC